ATGGCTCAGAAACGAAATCAAAGCAGATAAGCTGAAAATCGTCTTCTACAATTGTTTGGTTTTGGTCTTCGCGGACGGAGCCCATGCCGCGAGAAGAAATGCCGAGACTAACACCCGACCTCACTAATTCCTGCAGCACCTTTCCCGAAGGAGTGTCGAGCACTTTAACTTTACCCATCACATCTTTTTGGTTCCACCATATGTCGGTGACCATGTGTGAGGCATTCTTCAAGTTGATGACCGAATCCTCCGGGTGATCTAATTCTCCCAGGGCCCGCCGATCTTTGACGAGCTTTTGATAATTCTCCACCTCTTTCATGAGAACCTTGTGCGGGTAAATGCGGCCGTTGCCGTTAATGGCGTCGGCTTTCTGCATAATCCCAGACAAAATCATGCCGCCGCCTGCCACATACCTTTTTTCGTCTTCCGTCAAAAGATCTTGGCATACACCGCCTTCGCATAATTCGTAGTATTCTCGTAAAAGCACTTGTCCCATTACTTCTTCCTGCGTGTGGTCTTAGGCTTCTTCTTGGTCTTACGACGCTTTCCTTCTTGCTGCTGGGCGTTCACGCCAGCAACTCGGACAGGAGAGGTGCCGGTTCGGTCCACGCGCTGAGGTGCAGAGGCCCGGCCGGCAGGTGCTCCGCCTTCGGGCTCAGGGAGGGCCACATCGTCGGCGCTCGCGCCGGCCTGTGCCTGAAATGCAGCTATAGCCTTTTCCATGGCGGCCAGAACTCCGTGCATTGGGGGCTTTGTCATATTAAGGCCCATTTTAGTCATATCTTTAGCTAAATCATCGAACTTGCTTTGTATAAGCGTAAGCTTTTGTTGAGCGGCTCCTTGAGCGGCGCCTTGCTGCTGGGTGGCCTTGCCTGCCTGGCGCTGAGCTTTGGCGGCTTCAACGCCTGCTACATCGCCCTTTAGGCCGGCGACTCCTCCCTTGGCAACTCCGGCTGCTCGCTGACCAAGGCCACGCGCCTGTGCGCCTACAGCCTTCTTTAAGCCGGCACCGCGTGCCTTGAGGCGATCCATAAAACCCTCGTCAATCTCGCCCGACTCCATCATTAATTGTAGCTCTTCCATCACGAGCTGTTCTAATTCGCTTCTTGCTATTTTCATTTTATTGTCCCTTATGATAAAAATAATTTACGGGCGCTACCCGCATGCGTTAGCAACCTTTCTTACACAACCTAACTGGCTGAAGCATCCACTTCATGATCCATATGTTCTGATCCATGTTCAACTCCTAACTGTATTCCGCTATCGCCAAAAACCATATTCAAAATATAAGAGGTGCCCGAAGACAGCCAGCCCAAAATGAAGAAATTAGCAACAGTTACATCAAAATTAAATAGTTCTGTAAACGGGGAAAGCAACATTAAAAACCATCCCACATGAAACCCCATACACATGGGGCACGTTGCCATATGCTTAAGGCGTCCTTTTTTGGGCCTCACGCGATTAAAAATTTTCCCAAACACAAGTATTTGGGTGAGACCGTATGCGGCCAAAATAAAGGTTAATAGTTCCATTTTATCCCTCCGTCTCGTATCCGGTGATAGTCCGAGTATCGTATTTCTGTTGAAGAAAAGTTTTTAATGCATCAGTAACGTCCCAGTTTTCAGGGATGTCTGCGTCTAGACTTTCGTCTCGCTGTATAATTGTAATTAAATCCTTAACAAATAAGTTTTCCACCTTATTATCAAGAATTGCGGCAATATGATCGTCCATATCTAATTTTCCTAAATTGCCTTGAGGGCGGGCGCTGTCCTCGACTTGATACATTGCAAGTATAAACCCCGCAACATCTTGCGATTTATCAAATATATCTTTTGCTGATGCCACGCCAGGAAGAAGATTTACCAAGACGCTTAAAACTTCTTTTTTGTTTTGATATTCCACTGTGCATTTAAGAAGTGCTACTAGATCTCCAAATGTTTCAATATCCCCTCCTTGTCCTGAAAGTAACTCTGGGAATTTCTTTTTACAATAATCATCTTTAAGGTAATCATCCATCTGTCCCCATTTAGTGGCAATAAAAGAACTAACGTTTTTAATTCCTTTTGTTAATATGTTTCCCTGTTCCGCAGCGTTGGGAGTGGGAGGGCCTTGTTCAACTAAATATTTCTCCCAATTTTCCATTATCATCTTCATTTCTGACACAAATATTTTCCTTAAATCGTATACAAGTAATAAAGCGAATAAGGATCTCTAACCCAGCCCGATCTAATAGAGCCCTTCTGCACCGCCTGTGGGACCTCTCCCAGTTCCGTAGAGTCTTCCTTGTCTGGGTGTACCAATTCGTCGTCAGTCATTGAAATGATAGCCTCAGTAGATTCGAAGTAGGGACGTTCCTCACCGATAAAATTAGAAATATTAATTAATGTCATCTTGGCTGTATTGAGCTTATCGCTGTAGGGTGCCTCCATCATGGCTTCCATGGAGCCATAAAAGGCGCCCCCTTGAATCGATTCGGGAATAACCAATCCCTTCTTTTGCAAATAAGAAAAGAAGCGATTCTGTGCGCCATAAGCCAAGCTAGTAATTGTCTCTTTGGGAAAAGCTGTCACCTTGTTTTGCTTAGCAGACAATACAATATCAATGTCTCCATGATCAAAAATCATCAAATCCCCATTCATACTTTTACGTATGTCTAGTTCTAAAGTAACTGAGGGTACGTTGGCGCCTTTGCCAATTTTAATGGTGATTGCCATTACTATAGATTTCCTTTACAAGTGCTTGGGTCCTCATCACGGTAATAAGAACATCATCATTGATAGTTTCGCCTGAATAAGAGCTGAGTCGTTCTACGACTTGATGCGTCTTTTGTAACATCTCGTTATCATTTTTAATCTCGTCCACCTCGGAGGCTGCTTTTAGCTGTGTTTTTAAACGCTTGATCTCTTCATTCAGGAACATTTTAAGTTGCAGAGAATTGTCTACAAAAGAAGAAATATAATATCCCAATAATTCCTTTTGTTCATCGAGCAACTCATGATTGTATTTTGCGTTAAACTTCTTTAAGAACGTCTTATAAAGAACATTATCCATGGGTGAGTCCGCATAAGATGGTGGGGTTTCTTCGCCCATGTTCACCACAATTGTGTTTTCTAAAATCACTTGATCTTTCGGAGACGTTTTGTCCGAAAAGATTTGCGCAATTGTGGCCAACGTTTTGTAGTTGGGAACAAAGTTATTAAAAACTGTCGGCGCTAGCGCCACATTTACATCGCGAATTAAATCGCTCTGCTGCTGGAATAGCCCTTGCGAGTTAATCATTCGCTTCTGCAGCTTAACCTCTTTGAGAATCTTCTCGCAGGTAAGACGATCAAGATCTTGGTTTTCATATAAGGAGCGATAACAATCTAAATCTTTCTTAAGACTTGTTCCATTCTGGAAGTGCTTTTTAAGTAGACCAATCGCAACTTCCTTTCTTTTGGGATCGTTTTTCATAATTGCGACGGTGGCCTCGCGCACCAACGCCTCGTAAACAAAGGCACTATTTCGCTTCTTGTTATGTCTGAACTTCATCATCTTGCTCCGTTAACTTTTCTGTTGTTCCTTCTAGATCTTTAATGAGGGTGCGAACTGATTCATTAATTTGAAAAAGCTTTTTTTCTTCTGTCTCTTCTCTCAAACTATAAATAGACTGGTCTTCCTCATAAATACCCATCCCTTCGGCAGTTGGAACAAATCCTTTCCCAAGAGACTTCAGCCCATCGGCGTACCCGGGCAGTATATTTCTCATTGTAGCGCTTCCTTTCTCGGAAGCAAATTGAGATTTAGTAGACCGCGTACGTGCTCCTGCGGGACGTTTGTCTGTATGGACCGGGTGGTATACTTTGCCTTTGGCTCCCGGCGTAAGTCGTGGCGAAGACCGCGAGCCCGGAGGAACTGCGAGGAGTGATGAATCGTCTCCGGCGCCAGCTTCCGCTTCGCCGGCGGGCATTTCTTCGCCTCCGCCTAGGTCAGCCCCCATATCCATACCGCCGCCCAAGTCGGCTCCCATACCTCCGCCCATGTCCATGCCGCCACCGAGGGCGCCGGCAGTTTCACCGGCGGCTGCGGCCTCAGCAACCTGCTGAAGGGAAGCATCATGCTTGCGATCATAGTACATTTCGCGTTGGGTGCGCAGGAATTCGTCGTGAGACATTCCGAAAATGTTGTCAGCAACCCACCGACGAGAAAAGTATCCTTCGGTGGCGGCCGCGGCAATGGTGAACTTCTGATTCCAATGCTCAATTTCTTGAAGCTCTGCGATCTTGGAGGGGTTGTTGAGAGACAGCTTGAAACTAAGCAGGTCGTCGCCGCGGAAGCCCAGAGTATAAAGATGGATGATGCCAATCTTGGTAAGCTCTGCAATGATAACTCGCTGCAGTCTCTGGATTGTTCTCGCAAAACGCACGTCTTTTTGTGCAAGCGTGGTCTTGTCTTCTTCCGCGCCCTCACCCATGGTAAGATAAGATTGAGGAATTTTAAGAGCTGAAAACAATTTGTCCCGAAGGTACTTAATATCGTCAATGGCTGTAATATTTGAGGCGCCTGCCAACGATTCAATTGAGGTGGCGGACCCCGGTCGGATAGGAATGAAATAGTCTTCTTCGATGCTCATCGGATTATAACGCAAGTCGATGCGGCCAGTCTCGGGATTAACAATCGAGTGGCGCTTAAGCTGCGTAACAATCTTTTGCATGTATTGCTCCACATCTTGAGGCGGAACGGCGCCTACGTCAATTTTAAACACTCGGCGTTCTGAAGAGCGGATGACGCGATACGCCATCATGGCGTCCTCCATGAGAGTTAGCTGCCGCCAGATGCGGCGGGAGGCCTCAAGGATGGACGTGCCGTACGGCATATACTTATCATTACCAAGAATTCTAAAATGAGCAATCTGCCAGTTTTCAAACGTCATGCCGGCAGAGTTCCACTGGTATTGGACATAATTAGGGTTAGTGCTGTCTTGTCCCTCTAATCTCTCGACTTCCTGCGGAGGGAGCGCGATGACAGACTTCACCCCATACTTGTCATCGACGTCAAGATACAAAAAGAAGTCGCCATACTTGCACATGGTCCGACTCCAGCCAAACAGGTTGTACTGAACGTTAAGAACGTTTTCGTACAAGACTCCTAGCACTGCTTTGATTTCTTCGTTGGGGCATTTAATATTAAGCATGGGTCGCAAATCGGAATAGGTGGTCATTTCATCGGCGTAGATGTCCAAGGTAGATGCCAACTCCGGCATGTATTCCATTTGATCAAAATCAATATAGCGTTCTGAGCGGCGCTGGTTTCCAATAGCGTTGTTGGCCAGAATGTCTAACGGATTATAAAGCGTCTTTTTGAACTGCTGTCCCGAGGCTGTCTTGAAGCGAGACGAAAATTTATCTAAATGCTGTCGTCGGATCCGTCGTCCGGACTGCGAACGATAATTAATGATTGGTCCCGAAAAGAGCCTGGTTAGAGCTTTAAACAGGCTGGTTTCAGAGTTGTTGGGGTTCTTTTTTTCAATTGGCATAGGTTATCTCACTTTACAATCCACATGAATTCCTCATATGTTTCTTTAGCTTCTGTCATTTTATCAAGGATACTGTCTTTTTTGTAGCCCTCTTGTCCTTTAACTCTCGTATTAAAACGCGTACTAGTTGTAATGATTGAGTCAGCAAATGCTTTCTGATAATTGAGATCTCGGGCATTCGCTTGAATAGCGGTGTCGCGTACCCAGCATGCTATAGCAAGAGCAATGACCAGATCGTCATTGTACCCCTTCATTGCCTGAGGCTTACCATTTCTCCAAATAAATGTTTTCATTTCGTTAACAGTTCGCGTAGAATATATCTTAATTAGTTTATTTCTTATAAACTCTTCTAATTTCGCCACTATAAGCGGCCGAGTTTTCATTGAAGTGGTAAAGCCGGGGATGGCGCTATTCTGATATTCGGCTTGGTGTTGTTCAATATACTCATGTGTCGATTTAATTGAGTAATATAAATGTGGATAACCATATTCGATTAGTTTATCTAAAACTGTATATCCAATATTGTTATTTTCAACCACCATCATAGCATTTCCAAACTCTCTTCCGATTTGATTGAGCATGTTTGCAAACAAATCTGGTGTCACCTTTCCTTGGTATTCGCCAATTACTTCTAACGTTTCCAATTTAATAATATGGAAAGTGGAGTAATCCGCACCGTCCCCTCTCGCAACATCAACGACTTGTAAATAATTACAAGTGGGATCGTATTCTTCCCAAATCCAAAAATTACGATCAAACCCCGTACGATATTTAGGTTCTTTAACTTCTGTAAGTAACCACTCCATACACTCGGGGTCGATAACAGTTTCTCCTGACGTGTTGAAGTTACACATCAATTCTTGTGCAATTTGTCGTTTTGACATGTTCTTGGTTTCTTTTTTAAACCATTCACCATCTCTCTCTGGGTGAATATCCCACTGGAGTGTCGTAAGGTTGAAGTTATTCGTTCCCGTCTCCGCCTCAACACATGTTTTATGAAACCAATTCCCCACCCCATTGGGAGTAGAAATGGCAATGCAGCGGCCACCGGTCGACAGAGTGGGATATAGTCCTGTCCATAATTCTTCTAAGCTTTCAATATGTGCGGCCTCATCAAGCACCAGCAAAGAAAGAGCTTCAGAACGACCAGCGTCTCCCGAAGTGGAAGCTGCTTTGATTGAGGAGCCGTTTGAAAGCTCAAAAGATGTTCTGTTGTCTACACTAATCTCAGCAATTTGTATCCACTTAGGCAGTTGCTTCATAATGCTTTTTACTTTCTTGACTAAGTTGCCTGCAGTTTGAAACTTTGTGGCCATTACAAGAATAGATTTGTCCCGATGAAATAGCATCATCCAGACGATGTAACCCGCTGTAATAGTAGAGATGCCAAGCTGTCGAGCCTTTAAGACCACATTAAAACGATAGTCGTTAAATTCTTGTAGCAGCACATCTTGATAATCATACGTATCAAACAAAATTTGCCCGTGCATCGGGTGAGATATGCGGGCATACGTGGTTAGAAAGTACGATGGATCTTTACCGCACTTTAATATTTCTTTTACTCTTTGCTTTTTGTCTAATTGAAAAGTCATGCATCATTTCTTTTCTACTTCGGACCCTTTCTTTCGAGTATCGTTGCTGGGCCTTGCGCCTTTCCAGCCGCCCAAGTCGAGAAACTTTTTCCAACTCGCTTCTACAGGATTTGTGTTGCCACTATTATCATCGTTCATAGCTTCATCGAGTCCGCCAACTTTATAGTGCTGTTTGGCTAGTACCCAAGATCGCACGCGGGAGGAGTTTTCAACGCGTACATCAATTTCGCCTTCCTTAGTAAGTTGTACAGAATCGCCGGTAATCTTGCGATATTCTTTCTTAAGGAAAGAGGCAATGTCGGCTATCCGCTGTTCGACGTCGCTCTCAAAGCCGGCCGTATATACTTCCTTTAGCTGAACATCGGACTGGTAAGAGACACACATCATGTTGCCATAAAACTTCACATTAAAACCATCCATTACTCGTTTATCAAGAATTGGATCTCCCTCTTCTCTTTGGAGGCCGGCCGTCAAGGGCTCTCCATCTTCATTCAAAGCGCCATCATATATATTAGCGGCTGCTTGTGCTAAGCCTTGTACAATTTCGTAAACTGTTGCCATTATCCTTCTTCTCCTTGTGGGGCGGTATCTGCGGGGGAAAGCTTGTCTTGCAGAAGTTTCATTATTCTCTGTATTAATGCTCTATTGGTATTAAGATCGACTCCTTGCTGATTGGCAAGATTAAGCAAAAATTTATCAACTTGATCAACAATGCCTTGTTCGGTGGTAGTTAGTTCTGCTGAGGCGGCTTTAACCTCATTTAAAGTTTCAAGAATTATTCTCTTTAAATCATTTTTGGTTATTTTCATTATTTGGTCTCCAGCCATTTTCCCATCTTTTTTCTCTATCTTCTACATATTGAATATAGCATTTATAGCAACAATCATATTTAAGAAGACAAACATCATCTGCTGTTTTCTTCGGGAAAGAAGAACACACCGAACAATGTTGTAAAGAATCTCTATTAAATAGTTTCTTTGAAACCTTTATACCATTTACATCTATTTTCTCTTGGAAGGCTTCATTCTTAACGTTCTTCTTATATAATTCTCGCATCTGTTCAAGATATTCTTTTTCTTTATTCTCGTCCCAATTTGCGCGGGGATTTTGAACTGCGTCTTCGCCATATTTCTTGGTAATGGCCTGTTCAATTGCGGCAAGTTTATCAAAATCCTTGTCACTCATTGAATAGCCTATAGGCGCTATAGCTGGCTGCAACTCCAACGGCCACACCTCCGGCTGCCCATAGCCATCGATTACTGGGTGACTGCTTTAAAAGCGATCTTTGAAGATGATCGATCTCTTCGTCTTTCTGAAATATCAACAAGCTCATTTCTTCATGTAGGGCGTTATATTGAATTTCCCAATTCCGAAGCTCTAGTTCGTAGCTAGCGGCTTCGACTGAAAGTTCATACTCAATGCGCGCTTGGCATGCGAGGTTGGCAGTAGATTGACGAGCGAGAATTTCAGATAATGCCGGCACATCGAAAAGCACACCCTCAAATGGAGCGCACTGCTGCTCGCCAAGAAATGTAAACTGGCCTGCGTCTGCTGCTGCGGCCGGGGCGCCCAACATTAATAATAGATTAAGGAACATAATCAAATCCGTACATTAACATT